CTTTCACCGAGCTTTCGCAAGCAAGGTGACAAAGTCCCCAGGGAGCTAGGAACAACCCACAAACCTCTAACGAGGGGGGGTTGGACCGACGCTTCGGTCCCCGAGGAAAACCAGAGGGTTACTTTAAACAGTAGCACCCACAACTAGTTGTTCTATCCATTAGTATTATAAAGTATATCAGGCGGTTCTTGAGTTACTGTTTCACAACAGTGTCCCAAACGTCTCACGACGTAGAATTTAGACGTTTCCCAACGTTTTACTTCGAGTGTCTCACGACACAGTCCTATAGCGTTTTATTTGATAGTTGTACCTGTCTGACTTTTGGTCAAACAAATTCAAAATACCTAATATAACAGGACTACCGTCTCTTGTGGCGTCACCAAATCCATATGGCGACTGCTGAAGGCTGTTAGCGTTAAACCCTGAGTTACTAATTTTCAGGAGTGGCCTATTCTGCCCATACCACGCAAATCTGACATACTCATAATACAGGGCGTCTAGCCTATCGTTGGCGGTTAAATCAACGAATCGGTTAGAAGTCCTAAGAGAAAATGCGTACATCGCGCTGTGATCCGTCAGCCAAAACTCTGACGAACTGCTATCACAACCGAACCGTATTCCTATCCTATTGTTATCGACTAGCTTTTTTGGTGTCCTAAGAAGGTGTGAATCCCACAGAGAAAGATAACTGGTATCGCTACCATCGTCAATATCTGTGCCTAAATATTCTGAAAAATAAATAGGCTTCTTATCTTTTATGATCAGACCCTGAACTCCGTGAAGATATGTATCAACATAATAACGATTTAATTCAGTTATTACATTCATATTAAAATGAACCGATTTTCCGTTTTTAAGCGGGATATCAAGACTAATGATATCATCGGATTGTTGATATTCTTTCAAAACGGTTTCCCTGGTGTAAGACCAACGAACTACCCTATTGTAGTGCCTAAATAAACTTGGCACGCTGTCTATAACTTCTCTTTGGAATATGGGAGTAACATCAATACCTTTAAAATAATGTTTACCACAACTTTCAAAAAATGACCCCTTAAAAAAGGACTTATCACGGTTGATTTCAAAACCGCAATAATTAAACAAGTCTATTAAGTCGTGTATATTATTTGAATTCAAGATAATGTCATCACCATACACACTCACAACCCAATTAACTTTATCATCAATTTCTTGATTGATAAGGGAGGAATATTTTTTCTTTTCCTCACTAACTGCTGATGCTAAGGCCCAAAAAATCAGGCTTTCTAGCTCAAAGGTGTAACCATTACCCATACTGGACCATTTTTGATTTATGATCCATTCAGCATTACCCTCAGAAGTTTCCGAGAATAATGTGAAAGGTGATCTAGTTAACTCCATCAGAGTTAAGTATTGTGGGGGTATTAGTCTCTCAACTAACACGCGTGATATCGAATCGGACGCTGCGGACAAATCTACGGTAGCTAAACCGTAAGAATATGCCTTTTGCGCCAAATCTTGATTAATCTTCTGATCATCAAGATCGATTCCTGCTAATTTGAGTTTAGATCGCAATACATGACCGATACCTAACTGTAAAAATAAGTTAGCGTTTGGTTCAATACATATACCACGATTTGTTTTAGCATTTTTTGGAACTGTCACAAATCTATTACCCTTTACAATATTGTACTCGCTTTTTACTAAGCAAGTTGGACCCTCAGCTTTAATGCCGCGAGCCCAAAGGAGATGTAGATCTGATGACACTGCATTGGAATGTAAACGCCAAGCAGACTCAGTAGAACTAATCAAACTTTCTTTGATTTTCATATCCAGATCGCTATATTGAGCCTTTTGGGCAAAAGTAGCGCCTGGTCCCCAACGACAATTGTCAAGGAACGAAACATAATCAAATTCACCTAAAACCTTCGAAATTTTTGAACCGGCGCGGTGTAATATCGCGTCAAAGTTAATATCATCTATAGATGATCTCTCGATTAAAGGATACAATTCATGTAAACAACGAC